GGGACGTCCCCTCTCCCGTCACCACTAACCAGGCGACAGGCCGGTTGGTCCCCAAGGTTCGATACAGGTAACTGTATCGCCCCCCGCTAGCCTGGCAGATGATCAGGCTAACTTGATCATGCTGCTCCATTAGCAACATGAGCCATTATGCGGCGAACGTAACGTTCGATCGTCGGAAGTAGCTCTCCTTGTTCCAAGGAGTGCCGCACGTCAGATCTCGGGTTATATCGACTCAAGACCTTCAAAGCTTCGTCAAACACTGGTTTGGCTTCCTCCAGGGTTGGGGTTCCCCCATACTCTAGACTCATGAGGTATTCACATGCTGAATACACAGCGTTAACCTCTTTATCCGTGAGATGAAGGGCACCTACAGCTAGGGACACAGGTCCGAATAGCTCTGAAAGTGCATTGATGAGTAATTCATTATGCTCAAGGACCCTCCAATACTTGTTATTGGGGTTTTCCGCAAGCGGAAGGAGGATATCCTCAAGCTTACTATCTAGGAACGGAGATGTCCGTTCTTTCTTCTGCTCCATAGGGACTTCTAGGAAGTCATCTGGAATAAACTGGTCTAGCAGAGTCTGCTCGATCTTAGACATCATATAGGCGGTATAAATAACCCCTAATGTCTGATTGTCAGGAATTACATCCTGCCAATCTCCCCTGAACACTGAATACAGTGTATCAGGTACCAGTTGCAGATAGAAGATAGCTATTTGCTGCACCTCAGTCAACGGCCACCTAGCCGTTACTCTGTCGAGGACCTCGCTTATATAAACGGGGCGCACACCGTTCTGGGCTATCCAAGCAAGGAAGCCGATCATCCCGGATGGCGAATCTACAGATTTCGTCAACAGTCGTATCGGAATAGGTGTACACACCTTACCATTAAGGTATCTGACTTTCGCAAATTCTGCGAATGCCATATCATTGTCAATGGACCACCGATACAGGTATCCTTTAGAAGGATGGACTGTCCAGTTAATCCAACTGCACACACCAATATAATCCCTGAGAATATTCTCCTCAGGATCAGGGTGTGAGATGATAGAATCATCTCCTAATACTCTATAGAAAGTACTAGGTTCAGTATTTTCTAGGCCATTATGCTTCATGACCATTCTCATGACAATGTGGTGTACCCATGCAAAAGCAGGGAACGATGACTTGTAGCCTTGGGGTTGCCCAACGCTTGGCTCGAACTCGTGGACGATCACTCCACGCTTTACAAGCTTGTGCGTTCCGGATACTATCCGACGCCAATTACCTGCATGCTGAGGACCGAATACGACCTCCATACACATCTGCTGAAACTCTTGATTGAGAGTATCAGTAGCCTTACTAATATCTAGGCAATAGATGTTATTATGATGCTCGCTTCGATACTTCGGCGAGGTAACAAGTTGGGCGAAGGTCTTACCTTTGCCTTGCGCAGTAGTGCAGTCAGGCAGCAGCTTGTCTAGCACTTTAGCCAGCCTATTATGATAATAGCTAGCTCGGTCTTGGATTGCATTTGCAGCCATGTGAATCAGACGATAATCAAGCTTGTGCTGGGTTATCATTATAGATTTCCTTTCGATTTGTTCAACCGAAGGAACCAGCGACTGATTGTACTCAGAGGTATATCCAATGAGTTCATCATCAACTTCACCTAAGAGTGGATCGGTTTCCACTATAGCTGCGTATAGACCAGGTAAAGACCTGTTGTTGTACCGAGTACCGGTTGAGCGGAAGCTCACGTGGTAATCAGTGTGACCGAAGGGACGGAGTTCCCTCGGTATCGCAAGGCAGATATCTCTGACGTACCTCTTTGGACGTCCAGTATCTATACCTTCACGGATATCCTGTACCACACTCTGGTACACTCCGTACCACTCAGATCCATGATCTAAATCATGTGTCTGCCCCATACGGGTGATCGTAAGATCATACTCAGAATCTTCGAAGGCAGAGCCTCCTCGGATATCCTCGTAAATCTTGCCCATTGTCGAAATGACAAGGCAGACATCTCTGAGATCAGACATATACTTGTCTGAGTCTATCAAACCTCCTTGTAACTTCATTTGGAGTACAGCGAGTAAATCAGGTAGGCACCTAAATAGGTACCTATAACAGCCTGGATTTCTTTGTTTAAGAAACCAATTGCCGTCCTGACCACCCGTCAGTACGACCTTGCGGTTGCGCCTACCAATAAGGTAGGCTCGATGTTCGCCCTTGGAGTCCACCCGTTGGACACCAAGTCCTTCGTCATCTGCTGAAAGCAGAAACATGACTAACTCACTTAGGTCCTGGTACCTACGTTTGCAGGCATCATAGAACTGTCGTAAGTTCTTGACGTCACGCTGATCAGACACGGTTCTGATCATTGCTCTGGCGAATTGCTCCAGCGGTAGCTGAAGCAGCCGTCGCTCATCTGCTCCCAATGTGGTTGGGACAAAGAGTTGGTTCAAGACCGAAGGAATCTTGTCCACACTCAACGTATCCATCCAAGCTAACTTGGTTGGACGTTCCTTCCCACGAAAGGTGTGTTTTGTGTTACCTTTCACGGTAACAACTCCTTTCTGACCTATAGTGTAGCCGTAATCCCGAGGGGGCGGTCACAACCCGTATGAGCAGGTAGCAACCTGACCTCATTTCTCGTTTGCCG